TGAAACAGAAACTGTTCTAAAAATACGAGACTTTATTAAAGACAAAGGTTTTGTAACCAAGAAAAATATATTAGATTATCTTGGTTGGGGTGTTAGAATTAAATTCAGTCCTTATAGAAATGCATTAAGAAAATACAAAGAAATTAAATTTACCAAATATGGTTATGAATATATAGGAGAATAATGAAAAAATTAACAGCAAATGAAATACAAAGTAATTGGGAAGAACTGATAGCTATCATCAATAAATATGTTGGTGATGATAGAAGAGACAACCTTATGAAGTTTTATGATGACTTCAAAGATAGAATGATGTTTGCACCGGCGAGTGCTAAAGGACATTATCACAACGCGATGCCCGGTGGATATGTTGAACATATTCTTCACATTGTAAGCAACTCACTTGAATTAAAACAAGTGTGGGCAAACAATGGAGCTGAGATTAACTTCACAGATGAGGAGTTAGTCTTTGCTGCTTTACATCACGACTTAGGTAAGGTTGGTGATTTAGAACACGACTATTATATCCCACAAACATCAGACTGGCATAGAAAAAATCGTGATGAGATTTATACTCACAATCCAGCTCTTCAATATATGAAAGTACCTGATAGAGGGTTATGGTTACTTCAACATTATGGTGTCAAGGTTACTGATAAGGAATACATTGGGATTAAATTAACGGATGGTTTATATGATGAGGCTAACAAGGCATACTTGATGTCTTGGAATCCTGACTTTGGATTGAGAACCAATATGGCTTACATTCTTCATCAAGCCGATATGATGGCTACACATATTGAATCCGACCAATGGAATAGAGGTGAGGAATCAGGTGAACCAATAAATACAAAAGTTCCAAAAACAAAAGATGAACAAAAACAAGTAGACAATCTCAAAAATAAATTTGATGAATTGTTTTCTAATTAGGAGATAGTATGTGGATATTTTTAACAATATTGTTTTTCTTAATAAGTGCCTTTACATCTACATTGGTGTATTACTCTTTACGAAGAATAACACAATACGAAGAATTAATTTTAGAAATTCAACAAGTGATAAAATTCTCAACGGATAAAATGAAACTTGTAGATTCTAAAGGACATTATGAATCAGATGATGAGACAGGTTTTTTCTTTGAACAATTAAAACAAATTCAATTAGCCCTTGATGGGATATTTGAAGAGGGAGCTACAAATGACAAAAAAACAAAATAAAAAAGTTAATGATGTTAAAGCTGAAATTAAAAAAATAACAAAAAAGAAAAAACGAAAAGTTTATTTTGGGCAAGAGGTTCAAGATGCAGTTGTGGAATATAATTCATCAACTGATGATAATGAAAGAAATGTAATTTATGGTACAAGAATACATAAAGCTTTTGATAAACTTGCTGAAAATATAATTAATACTTTTAAATTTACTTATTTTGATTATGGGTTTGAAGATATTAAACACGAAGTTGTAGCCTTTATGGTAGTGAATATGCATAAATATGACCACACAAAAGGTTCAAAAGCATTTAGTTATTTTTCAGTTGTGGCTAAAAACTATTTAATTCTCCATAACAATAACAATTATAAAAAATTAAAATCTCATGATAAAATGGATGCATTGGATAGGCAACATAAAGCGAGTGGGTTTAATGAATCTGACTACATAACTTTAACAGATGAAATCGTTGAATATTTTGATAATAATATGAACACTATATTTAAAAAAGATAGAGATTTAAAAATTGGATACGCTATTATAGATTTAATGAAAGCACGAGAAGATATAGAAAACTTCAATAAAAAAGCAATCTACATTTTAATTAGAGAAATGACTGATGTGGAAACAACACATATAACATCAGTTGTTAATGTTTTAAAAAAACACTACAAAAAACTATTAAATAAATACTATAATAATGGTTCAATTTTATTCAATACCTCAAGTTCATTCTTTTAAATACTAAACCCACTTCATTGTGGGTTTTTTATTTCATACAATTTCTTACAAATTTAATATTTATATATGAATAAGTACATCTAATAGGAGGTGTTATGTCAGACAATAATGAAATATTTGAGGGAAAAACTTTCCAAGATTTAACAAAGGACATCTATGAGAACACTACAAAGCGTAAAGTTCAAATAGATTTGTTAATATCAGAAATACACGGATTCATTACAACCATAGATGATGTGGTTATGGTAGCTCCTATCATAAAAGAATATATGGATACTGCTGTTCGTAATGATGAACATCTGGTTAAATTAGCTGGTGTATTGCAAAGAATTATTTCTAAATCACAAGGTGACTCTGATGAGTCAATGTTATTAAGTGATGAGGAAAAAGAAGAATTAATGGGAACACTTCAAGATACTGTAAATGATTTACAGAAAGAAAGTGATAAACTTGAGGCTACAAAAAACAAAACAATTGATTTGGGGACTAATTAATGGGCTCTTTATTTACAACAAATGAAGATTTAACTGCAAAAGGAAATCTTGGTAAACCTATAAGTGTTCCTTATTATTTACAATTTGTGCCTGGATATTGTGCTGAAGTTGTACATTCAGAACAAAGTTTAAGATATAATGGGCCAAATAGTATAAATACAATTATAGCTCTTCCCCACGCCACTGATAAAGTCTATAAGACAAGAGCTAGTGCTGGTGAAGAATATAGATATTATCCTTTATTAAGAACAATGAATGATGTACCATCTAAAGGAGACCCAGTATTGTTGTGTACTATTGGTAAAATAAAATATTATTTAGGTCCTCTGAATACTGATAATAATAATGCTACTTGGAATGATGACCCATCATTTAGACCTGACCCATTATTTTCATTTGGTGGTTCGGATGATACTTTGGGTAAAGTGTCTCCAAGAGGGATAAGAGGAGAGGGGCCAAATTTTAATAGAGATGTAACTTATGATAGAATGGCTAAAAGAAGAAAAGAAGAATTAGATTATGGTAATGCTATTTTTGAAACAACTGGTGATACATTGATTGAAGGTAGGCATGGAAATAGTTTAAGAATTGGAAGTCGTAGTAATAATCCATATATGTTTATATCTAATAAAAGAAATCCAAGTAATAAGTTTGAAAGTATAAGTGATGGTAGTTTAATCAGTATAACATCGAATGGAACATTAAGACAACATTTTGATGGCCTTGTTGATGATGATAACAATGATGTTGAATTTGGATTATCAGTTGATAGTCTAACCAATTCATCAAATACAATAGGTGATGTGTTTACTGATTTAAATGGTGGTAGTGATATATATCTTTATGGTTCAGAATTTCAAGATAAAGAAGTAGTTAATGAAGATGGAACAGGAACTGTATCCACCATACAAAAAGGTATTGATGGTAATCAAATATTATTTCATTCAGATAGAATAACTTTAAATTCAAAACTTGATGATATTTTTGTATCATCAATTAAAGACATACACATTGGTGCTGGTAGACATTTAACATTTACAACAGCTGGAGGGGATGAAGTAAATAATACGGATAGTGTTATTTTTCAAACATCAAATTTTAATATCGGTAATCCTTCAAGAAAAGATATGCAACAAATGGTGTTAGGTAATGATTTATTCGATGTATTACAAACAATTGTTGAATTTATGGGTAGATTACAGGTCCTTACAAGTTTAGGTATTCAGACACCACTTACTGTTGGTAAGTTTGCTGGTGATATATCACCCGGAGAACCATTAGCAGTTGCAATTCAAAATGAAATAATACCAATAATTGAAACTATGTTGAGTGCTAAACATAATATAGAAAGTAATACATAAAAATAAGAGGTAATTATGAAAAAGAAAAAAACAACAAAACAGATAATCAGACAAATCGTTAGAGAAGAAGTTGCGATGGCTATCAAGGAAGTGATAACTGAATTAAAACAACCAACTCAATCTCAACCACAACCTAAAAAAATAATTGAAAAAAAATCATTTACAAATAATTCAGTATTAAATGATGTATTGAATGAAACAGCTAATGGAGATGATTGGAAAACATTAGGTGGTAAAGAATTTACAACTGATAGAATGAGTGAATTGATGGGTAAACAATATGGTGATATGATGAATAAAAATACACCACAAGCTGTTCCATCAAGTGACCCAATGAGTCAGTTTTTAAATAAAGATTATAGTGAAGTTTTAGAAAAAGCTGAACAAAAACAAAAACAAAAATACGGAAAATAAATAATGGGATTAAGACAAAAATTAATTGATGCTAAAGTAGATGCATTACAAGAATCATTACAAGAATCTATTGAATTAGATACGAGTGAAAATTCGGCTATTTATTTAGAAGCTGACTACACTGCTAGAGCTATTCTTGAAACATTGTCTGAAGCTAACTTAACTATAACAAAATTTAGAGCACCCGTTGTGGTTGAGAGTTTAAAAACACCTGACCAAGTTGTAAATATTAAATTAGAAACATTGTTAGGAGATAAAGCTCCTATTTTAAAAGCTTTAAGAAAACTACCAATACCAGCTATAGGTGAAATTGTAGATAAATTAGAGAGTGAAATTGAAAAGGCCATAAGACCTTTATTACAAGGTGGAGCTGCTTTGGCTGGATTAGATTTAGGAAAAGATAATGGTGGTTTGGATTGTGTTGGTTATGTGGTTATTGGTGAAGACCCGGACTCTGTGGAAAATTTTGATGTTGAAGATGAAGATGGTCAAAGAGATAATACAACTGTAAATTTATCACTTGAAGACCTTGAAGGACTAATGTAATGGCTATTAAAGATATATCAAAAAAACCTTTTATTCAAGACAATGATACCAATGTTAAAGTTGGTATTGATTTACCAATTCGTAGGGGTGCTGAACAAGATGGATTTTTTGCAACAACTTCAACAACTATTGAAGCTGTAAAAAATAATATAAGAAATTTATTACAAACCGAAGAAGGTGAAAGATTTTTTCAACCAAATTTAGGAATAGGTTTAAGACAATTATTATTTGAAAATATTACGGATAAAAATTTAATTGGTATTCAAGATTCTATATTGGACAAGATAGAATTTTGGTTACCTTTTGTTGAAGTAAGAGATATTCAAGTTTTAAGTAGAGATAACAATACAGATGTAGGAGCAAATGAAATAAGAGTTAAAATATTATTTAACATTAAACAAGACCCAAATACTTTGGATTCTATCACTTTAGATTTTAGTAGTGATATATCAGAGATTGAATCAAATACATCAAGTGGTGGTGGATATTAATTGGAGATAACAAATGCCAAATTATGGTAAAGAAAATTTTAAAGAATCAAATGTAAATTATTTAAATAAAGATTTTGGAGCATTAAAACAATCATTGATGAATTATGCTAAATCTTATTTTCCAAATACATATCGTGATTTTAATGAGACATCACCTGGTATGATGTTATTGGAAATGAATGCGTATGTTGGTGATGTGTTATCATTTTATGTTGACCAACAATATCGTGAAATGTTATTACCTTTGGCTGAAGAAAGAAGAAACATAATCACAATGGCTAAGATGTTTGGTTATAAAGTAAAACCAATTGTTCCTGCTTATGTTGATTTAACATTTAAGTCAGATGTAAATGTAAGTAGTGGTGATGCATCAAAAGTAAATTATAATCACGCGGGTGTATTTGATGCTGGTATTGGGGTAGTATCATCGACTGATTCTAATATTACTTTTGAAACATTAGAACCAATTGATTTTAGAATTGAAGATGACAGTGATACTAATACAATTGGCTCTACAAACGCTATTAGTGGTTTAGCAGAAACTTATACTTTATCAAGAACCACACGAGCAGTCAGTGCAACTCAAAAAACAATTACATTCCAAGTAGGAATACCTGAAAAATTTAAAACATTAATCATACCTGATACAAATGTTATTGATATTATTTCTTGTGTGGATTCAAATAATAATAATTGGTATGAGGTTGACTTTTTAGCACAAGATAAAGTTCCAATTCAAATTCACTATACAGACGACATAAATAGAGCCTCAGCATATGCTGATGCGGAGGGTGGATTGGATTCAGGTACTGCTGTTCCTTTTTCATTAACTTATATTAATTCACCAAAAAGATTTACTCGTGAAACAAATCAAGACAATACAACTTCATTAGTGTTTGGTAATGGTGTGTTGAAAGATGGTACAGATGGTACTATTGACCAGGGATATATTGATATGGAACAAGTTGGTATTGTAATACCTGGACAGACAAATGATTTAAATCAATCTATTGACCCATTATTGGGTAATGAATATTCAACACTTGGTGAAACACCAAACAACACAACTTTAACAATCACTTATCGTGTAGGTGGTGGGATTAATTCAAATGTTCCAGGTGTAGATTTGACAACTGGTGTAAGTGATATTACAGCTATTACACCAGCTCTTGGTACTGCAACTTTAACAAGTGTAACAAACAATAATCCAGCTCGTGGTGGTAAGGATGAAGAAGATACAATTGAAATAAAAGAAAAAGCCAAAGCATTTTTCACAACACAAAACAGATGTGTGACTAAAGAAGATTATGAAGCTAGGGTGTTAAACATACCAAGTAAGTTTGGAAACATAGCAAAAGCATATGTGACAAGAGAAGCTCCTGAAATTCTTGGTGATTCTAATTTAACACAATTACAAAACTATTTTAATGATATAGATAGTGGTGTTACTTTTTTCCGAGACTACCTTAATTCACCACAATTTACATTAAATTTAAACAACTTAATCAATGGGACAGGCAATATCGAAACAGTGATTTCTGGATTGGATGCCATTCTAGCATCAGAGATTGACGATATTGAACAACCTGATATAAGTAATTTAGCTAGAGAATTAGAATTAGGAACAATAAACATTTATGTATTGGGATACAATAATAAAAAACAATTAGTTGGTAACACTCATTTCAGTAGTGTAGGCCTACCAACAACTTTAACATCAAACATAAAAAATTATTTAGAAAACTTTAAAATAATGACTGATACTGTAACAATCAATGATGGGTACATTGTAAACTTTGGCGTTATATTTGATGTGGTTGCTGAAAAATATGCAAACAAACAAAAAGTAAAATTAGATTGTATTCAAAAAATTAAAGATTATTTTAGAATAGAAAACATGCAATTCAATCAACCAATTTATAAAAGTAATTTAGAATTTGAATTAATGGGTGTAGAGGGAGTTCGTTCTATTGGGCATGTAACCCTTACTCAAGATTATGATTATTTTTATTTAGAAGACAGTGGTGATGGTGAATCATTAACTTCACCCACATACACATATTCTCGTGAAGGAGATGAATTTATAGACCAATCAGGTGGAGAGGGAACAGCTGGTTATGGTTTTAAATATAATTTTGCAACTGCTCTTTCAGATGATGGTACAATTGTATTACCACCAACTACAGATAACCCAGCTGTATTTGAATTAAAAAATCCAAACGAAAACATAGAAGGGAGGGTTAGATAATGCATCATTTTATTTTTCCAACACAAGACAATTGGATTTCAAGTGGTAGTAGTAAGATAGATGGAACTTCCTTCAAAGACCAAAACTTCGGAAGAGACCAAATACTTGAAGTCAAAAAAGAATTTTTTAACACGTCATTCGACCATCAGACAAGAGCATTGGTTAATTTTAGTGGAACGGAATTTACTGAACTATCAAAATCAGTTGCTGATGGTACAATATCATCTAATGCTAAATATTATCTAAGGTTGTTTGAAGCTGAGGGTAATGCAGAAATGACTGAAGAATATAAATTAGCTATTCAACCAATCTCACAATCTTGGGTTGAGGGTACTGGTAAGTTTGGAGACAATCCAAAAACAACAAATGGATGTAGTTGGGAAAATCGTAGTAATCCAATTGGGGGTAATGCTTTAACTTGGAGTAAAGCTGATGGTACTAACAATCAAGGTGTATCTATATACTCTGTAAGTTCATCTACTCAAACTTTTTCAAACCAATCACCAGATGTAAATGTTGAAGTAACAGATTTGATGAATATGTGGTTAGAAGGTAGAGGAGAAAATTATGGAATGTTAGTTCGTTTTAGTGGTAGTCAAGAAACAGATGAAACTACTTTTGGACATTTAAAATTCTTTTCAAGAAACACTCATACAATTTTTTCACCAAAACTTGAAGTCAGGTGGGATGATTCATCATTCTCTACTGGTTCATTAAATGAATTAACAATGAGTGGATTAGCTGATAATTTTTTATATATGAAAGGTTTGAGGGAAAGTTACAAAGTTGGTGAACGAGTTAAGTTTAGAGTTGGTGCTAGGAAAAGATATATTCAAAAATCCTTTACTACTTCAGTTCAAACTTTGACTGGTTCATACATAACTAATAGTAGTGGTTCATATGCGATTAAAGATGTTGCTACTGATGAATTTATTGTTCCATTTAAAGATTTAACAGGAACAAGTTATACAAAACTTAGTTGTGATAGTAATTCAAATTATTTTATTCAATATTTGGATGGATTTTATCCTGATAGAGTTTATAAAATATTGTTAAAATTAAAATATGATGATGGACAAGAACAAGTGTTTGATGATGATTTTGAATTTATAGTTAAAAGGAAATAAATATGCCAGTTCCAGTAGAAGAATTATTAGATAAAATAGCCGAAGCTTTAATAGAGCACAATGGTATTGATACAACAGATGTTATAAATAATCAAAAATTTATTCTTAACGGACAATTACAATCAGGAGCGGGCGGTGATGTATTAGCACTATTTCAAAAAGATATTGAGGCGAATGTAGAAGACAATTTGCAAACTGCAGCTGACCAAATAGATGATTCTGTTGGGTTTAATATTTATATTCTTGGTCAAAATGAAAATGTAACCATAACCATTATAGGTGGTGGACTTCCAGATGGAGGTTTACCTATTACTGATTTAGTCATTGGTGATGGTAATCCATTAAATTTAAGTCAGTTTATTCCGATAGAAAATAAAGAATCAATTGTAGATATAGAACGGGCTGAAGAATTTTTAGATACAAATATTTATGAATTACTTCCAAGTGGTGATACTCGACAATCAAGAATCATTAGATTATTTCAAGAATTAAACGCACTACTTCCACCAACTCCACCCGATTTTGATGTTAATCCACAAGACGGGATTGTTGATAGAGATGAATTTGGTGATTGGATTAATGCAGAACAATATAGTCAAGATAACAGTATATCATATACTCAAGATAATTCTGATGAAAGTAATATTGATGAGGAAGATGCTTTTGTTCATAGACTAAAAAGTACAGCCAATGACACAAATTCAACAAGAACCATTGAAGATATTTATAATACAATACTTCCTTATCTAACCGATATATTAGAAGACCCTATTTTACCACAAGATGATAGACCAAAGTATGAAAATCAATCAAGTGGATATTTACAATTTAGAAATTTAAATCAAGGTATTATTATTCGTAATACAAATCAAGAATTTGTAAAGGGATTAAATCCAAACACTCAAGATTATTTATCAACGGGTTTTACTATCACGATGTGGGTTAGATTTTTAGATAAGGTATCAGAAGGTACATTGTTTAATTTTGGAAATCCATTAAGAGATGAAAATCCATTTGGATTTAAATTAGAAACCTACGTGTTGGGTAAGGATGACCCTAATCCACATGGTGGTGGTGTACATACCACTTGGGGTGAGTTTGATATTTATTGTCAAGACAGAATAGATAATCCTGGAACAAATGATATTTATTTACCAAGATATGAAAATTCAAATACTGCTCGTTATGTTAGACTTGTTGTTGAGGATAATGGGGTATTAAGAGATTCACATACTGGTGTAGGTGGTGGACAAAAAAGACCTGACATCCCACTTTTACCTGGCAGTGTAACAAGAGATATAGCATTAGCTCAAACAACATTCATACCTGAAGATTTTCAAGAATGGTATTTCATATGTGCTTCATTCAATTCTGCTGTTGATGAGGATAATTCACACACACCACCTCAAACCGACCCATCAGGTATAAATTTAAGTCATAGTACAAACTATTGGTTAAATCATATAGACCCAACTACAGGTGAAAGTGTTGTAAACTCAGATTACGGAAACAGATGTAAAGTGGAAATTATTTCAAAATCAGATTTACTACGAGCTCGTGGTTTTAAATCATAGGGATTTAAACAATGGCTGACGAAAATAATAATAATAAAATAAATCCAAGCGGACTTACAAATAGAACTGAAGAGGGTGGCTTTGGTGGTATTGGTGATGGGGAAATAACACCAAGACCTAGACCTAGACCGAGACCTAATGATGGTCACAATAATGATGGTCATCATCATCATAATCATAAACATAATGGTAATGGAAATGGTTTAGGTGGTTTAGATGGAGAAACTGGTGATGGTGATGTTGCTGGAGGTGGTGGACCAGATGGTGGTGGTGGTAATCAAGAATGTTTCGTTGCTGGAACAAAAGTCAAAATGTCAAATGGTTTGGAAAAAAACATTGAAGACATTAAAATTGGTGAAAAAGTTCTTTCTTACAATGTTCATACAAAAAAATTAGAATTAAAAAAAGTAACTAAATTATTTACACAAGTACACGATTTAGTTGATGGTGACATTACTGTTAAAACAAAATTCAACAATGGTGTGGAAACTCACAACACAATTGCAAATCCATTTTGGTCAAAAGATAAAGGATTCGTAGCAGCTGATGCTGAAAGATGTAATAGATTACATAAATGGGTTAAACAAAGTAATAAAGGAAAAGACACCGAACAATTAAAAGTTGGTGATACATTGTATCATTACAATGGTGAAGAATTACAAGAAGTAATGGTTACTGAAATTGAACACATTGTAGAACCATACATTAGAACATATGATATAACCATTGAAGACAACCATACTTTTTTCGCTAATGGTATATTGACTCATAACTCCGGTGGTGATGCAGGTGATA